CACTTCTCTGACCCAATGATAGTCGACTCAAAAGCCTTGGACCGAGGCATCACACTCTCTCCAAGTAGACGGTGAGCATCTTGTTTCGTCCGGTTTCGTCTGACACCCCTCGCACCTGATAGGTCGCTGACCCAAGTTCGAGCCGGTCGCCGTTACCCCCATCGGCTGCCTCTGGCTTTATGTCGACGCCCGGCTTGAAGAAACCCATTGCGTCGAACTCATAATCTCGCCCGGCAGACTCAAACTGCATGCGAGCATTTTTCTGCTGCACAAGGCACGGAACGTCAGTTGACGAGTCGGCCCAGCTTGGCGACATCTCGCCATAGTCGTCTACCGTTCTCGCCCATCGCTGGATGGTGCATCGCTGAGTGAGCAAGCCTGTCAGGCTCATATCAGCACCATGTTACGGTATCGGTTGCAGAGACCCCTTACGGTGGCCAGCTCAGGAATACCGGTGTCCTCCAGCAGAGTGTAGGAGTATGAGCCGAGCTTTTCTGACTTCACGGGCATCCCGTTGTCTCGACTCGCCCTCATCCAAGCCGACAGAATCCGACACGCTGCCGCCAGATCGCTCGGGACTGTCGAGTATCCGGCTGTGTAAATAACCTTGATGTTCCCAGTCCCCAGTGGCCACTCGCCCCACGTCTGGGAGGTTCCATCTGCCCGGAATGTTCCCGGCCCCTTGATCGCAACCAGCTCGCCCGTGTTGCTCTCGTTTTCCACCACCGTGCGGATGTAGAAGTCCTCACCCGCCGTCCATTCAGTCGTGCTGGGAAACGCGCCACTGGCTTGTCCCGCATATCCCCCGTCATCGACATGGACGGAAGTTACGGCGGTGACAGGACGCTGCTGGAGGACGAGCATCTGCGTGCCGTCCCCGCTGAAGTATTCCGTCAGCGTTGCCTGCTCAATCGTCCGGCCTATGTACCCAAGAATCGCAGCGTCTGCATCCGCGATCAGCAGGTTCAGCAGCGCGTCCTCAGACGAGTCGCTGATGCCCAGATAGGTCTTGAGGTCGGCAAGAGTGGTCAACGCCACAGATCACCTCACAGTTCCTTTTTGAGCTTGTCCAAGTATGCGACCGCATCCTTGCGAGACATTGGCTCGGGCGGGATCGTGTACCGGGTCGGCACGAGGATCTCGGATTGTTTCTTGCTGGGCTTATTGGCCGCAGGCTTTTTTGCGACTTTTTTCTTAGCCATCGTTCCGCTCCAGAGGTAGAGGCCACCCCCCGGCCCGTCGTGAGGAAACCGGGCCGAGGGGTGTCACTCGGTGGCGTAGACTTAGCTGTTGATCAAGTCCTTGCAGACGGCGAACGCCTTCGGATGCCGCGCTCCGGCGTCCAGAGACATGATCGCCCGCACCCAAGTCTGGTCATTGGCGAACGGGGTGTCGCCCTGAGTCGACGTTGCGAACTCAAGAACACCAGCCCGTGCAATCAACCACTCGGAGAAGATGCCGAACAGAACGTAGGTCAGGTCGGTCGCAGCACCCTTCGCCCGGTTGTTGGCAACCTGCGTCGAGGTGATGACTGGGTGACCGAACAGACGCGGCGGCAAGCCGTTCTCGACCTGACCACGGTTGGTCGAGAACAGGAACGGGCCTTCGCCGTCACTGGACGACACGGCAGCGGTCCGCTTGTTGTAGAGACCGACGAACAACTCAGGTCGCATGACCCATGTCGCGCTCGACGTGTCGAAGTTGTCGTCAAGGATCGCAGCAGCCATCCGGCCCGGATCGTTCGGCTCGAACGTGTCGCCATCAGCCGCAACCGTGGAGGCGGTGACATACTGCACGTCAGTCGTCTCCAGAATGCCGGTCGGGGCAGTTGCGGTGGCGGCAGCGTCCAGCATCGTCAGGTCAGCCTTCAGTGCCAGCGTGGTAGCAAGATCGTTCCGCACGAACGACTCGATGCTCGGCGTGGCGTATCGGATCAGCTCGTTCGGGAGCTTCACCAAACCGGCCAGCTTCTTCGCCGTCAGCGACAGGGTGTCAGTCCCCATCGAACTGTCGGTGATCGCAGCGTTCTCGCCGACCCAGTAGCCGGTCAGTCCACTGGTGTGACGCGGGAAATCAATCTTGCCGTTGGGCGGCATGCTGATCTCGGTCGCACCGGCCTGATCCAGAACCGACTTGGCCCGGATCAGCTCGATAAGTTCGCCGAGCGGAGCGTTGGCAACCAACGCACCAGCCGGGTCGCTCGACCAGCTAATCTGACTGACGGAACCGGGGAACCGCTGGGCAATCGTGTTGCCCTCTGCCAGATCAGCACCGGCAACCGAAGCAGCCATCGCTTGGCGAAGCTCGCCGCCGAGGTTGGTGTCGAGGTTCTGGATGTGACTCGAACCAAGCGGTACGAGCATGGAGTTTGCACCGGCCAGCGTCATGCCGCCTTGGTCGACATAGTGCTGACGCAGACGGTTGTTCACGTCCAGCTCATACTTGGCCTGCTCAGGCTTCAGGAAGCCCTGTCGCAAACCGAGTGCGCGGAGGAAGCTGTAGCCTTGGCTTCCGGTCTGTGGCCCGACGTGGGTCGCAGCCGAACCGCCGCCAAACAACTGGCTAGCGTTGGAGGACGGCTGTGCCAGCTCGTCCAGTTTCTCGTCAAGAGCCGACTGTCGCTCCATAAGAGGGGCAACCTGCTCGTCAACGCTTGCCTTCACAGCATCCACGACCTGCTGCACATCGTCGGTCGCTTCGATTCTTTCGTCAGTCATCCGTGATCTCCTTGTAAAAAATGCGACCTAACCGGTCAGCTTGGTCAACTTGTCTTCCAGCCGATTCATTTCTTCGGCCAATGGCTCAAGAGATTCCTTTACAGCCTTCGCAGCCTTCTCGACTCGTTGCCGCTGCTTACTCTCGCGTTGGAGTTTCTTAGCTACGGCTTCGTAGTCAATTGTCTGCAAAGGCGTTTCCGTGTCAACGTCTGTTGCATGTTCTTCGTTGTCGTGGTGTCGTTCATACTTCACCGTGACATGCTCATCATCTTCGATGACTTCCACAACGTGCTGCTTTTGCGGAGTCCATCCGGGTGACCAAACTGGTGCTGGCCCACCCATTCGCTTCATCACGCCCTGCAATGACATGGTGATAGCCTCGCCATTGACGTGTCCCCTGTCGAGGCAACGCCGAACAGCACCGGGGTCGGCAGGAATGGAAACGACCGACCATTCGAGCAAGTCGCTCTCTGTGTAGTCCAATCCAATCCCATCGGACAATGAAATTTCATCGTCCCCAACGTCCTGCGACTGCCTGATTGACATCTTTTTCGCACGCTTGGGAAGGAACTGAACAGACGCAGTTCTCAGGATCCCCTCGTCGATCAGTGCGTAGATTGTCGCAGCCTCGGGCAGCGTCTGGCTGAAGTAGGCTCGGGCCACAGCGCGGTTCTTGCTAAGTCGGACGTTCAGCTTTCCATCAGGGCTTTCGCTCGTCCCGATAGGAAGCGTCATGTTCAGTCCGTGATCAAACAGCACGACCGGGTTGGTCTGGTAATGGTTGAGCATCAACCCACGCCCGGTGTCACTCTCGGTGATCTGGACAATGTTGCCGTGCCTGTTCGGTTCTTTCTGCCGAGTCAGCACCACGAAGTCAGCGGACATCTTGGTGGGCTGAGTGCTTTGCACCACGGTCTCGTCGGACCAGTGTTGCAGGTATCCGGTCGGAAGACGTTCCGACTCATGGGAAGCACTCAAAGCCTCCTCGCTGTTCAAAGTTGCGATCTGACTGTCACCGTCTCTGGTAACGTCCGGACCAGAATCGCGAAGTTCTATCCGGATTGCTGGCTTTTCTTCGTCGTCCAGTTCTGCGGACTGTTCTTCTTCAAAGTCTTCACTGTCGTTTCTTGCCGCCCACTGTTCTTCGCAATGGGCAAGACGTTTCTCGTCATCGGGAATTTCGGCAACCACTTCCGGAGAGACCAAGCAGTCGGCAATCCACTTGTCTCGTGGCTCGTCTTCACCCTCGGGGGGCGGCGGCGGGTCGGCCTGATCGACGGAGTATTCCTCGGGTGCCGCTTCCCCCTCGCCTTCGGCGTCGGGTGCTTCGTCCTTCGACCAGACCAGCTCGCACGCTTCCTCGCGTTCGCCGTCTGATTCATATTCCTCGTTCATGGCGGCATCGGCCATGCACCGGGTCAGGAATTCGCCGTGTCGTTCGTCGTCTTTAGGTTGGACTGCCATAGCTTTCGACCTCCGTCGTCGTTTGCGTTTTTTATTCTCTCCCGACCCATACCCCTGTTCTTCCCACTGGGAATGACAGAACGCTGCTCGCTGGTCGGAATCTGGAAATGTATCTCTCGCCTCCGCGTCTCCCATGCACCGGGAAACAAACTCATCCTTGGTTTCTTCGGATCGTGGATCGGGCATCAGATGTCAACCACCCCTGACGCATCGCATCGGCAGTTGATAATGTTCCCCGCGCTACCCGAGCGGTCGCCGGGGTACATGAGCAGTTCTCCGCTGACCAAGAAATGGTCTTCATTGGGCACAGTTTGCCCGTTGGGGCCAATCGGAGGATTGGCGTGATCGAATCCCTGCGGTGGTGCGCCTCGACGGGTGAAGTTGTCGATTGTGGAAATCCACACCTTCTGGGGAATGCTGTTGACGACCCTGACAGTCTGCGATGAATGGTTCATGGCAGACGTTCCCTCGGTGCGAGCAATCGTCATTGCCTGATCTTTATACGCCCCTTGCCGGATGATGGACTTGATCTCAGCCTCCATCTCACGGCCACCCCACCCCTCGGTGAGTCCTTCAGCGATGACCTTTTCAATCTTCTTTCGCTGGGTCTCGGTTATCATCATCCATTGCTGCACCTCTCGACCCTTGAGGTACTGGATAATGTCCTCCTGCACCTGAACGGGCATCTCCAAAAAGATGCTGGGTGCGCCGCCATAGTCGGCAAAGAACTCCAGAGCGATCTCTGGTGAACCGGGGTCGATGAGCGGCGGAGGTGGTTCCTCCTCGGCCTGCCGAACCCAGCTTGCTGCGACCAGCTCAGACGGCTCCGGCATCTCGATTCCAAGCTGAGTCATCTCAAACTGTGCCCCGGCAAGCATTGCCCTGACCCAGCTTGGACCGACAGCCTTTCGCCACATCTGGGCATCACCTTCGACGAAAAGGTTCTCCAGAAGATCGGATGACATCGACCCGCTCAGTCTCTCGGCGACGGCATCCGACAGCTCTCGGAAGTACCCGGTGACCGCTGCGGAAATCTGGTCTTCGTGATGCTGTCGGATTTCATGCCACGCCTTGGAGACCTTCTCAAGTCTCCGCGACTGCCAGACTGGAGACGGGGTTAGGATTCCTCCTGTTCTTCTGCGAGACTCGCGAGACGTTCGTGCCAGTCCTTCCGCGAGCAGTTCCCTTCTCTCGGATCGCAGCACTTTTTCTTTGACTGCTTGACCGTTTGAGCCTCGCCCATTCCTTCGGACATCGAGTTGCTCACTGCGTCTTTGATCTTGGCCATTTCCATTCGCCTTTCCGTTTCGGCTCGGTTCATGACCGGCCTGTTCTGCATCTGTGGAACCCATCGGTATGGATACCGTGGTGACATAAAGCTCATCAGCACCGGGATCGTCGACCGGCTCGCGACCACGGGAGATACGCCGTTCGTTGGGCGTGATAGCTCCCATCGTCCAGTCCAGCTTGACCTCCTCTCGTTCTGCTTCGGCGTCAGCGGGACGTGCGTCGTCAAACCAAATGCGAAGGTCGCTGCCGAACTTGGGGGCCAGCTTTTCGGACATGATTCCGGCCAGCAGGGACAGCAGCGGATTGATCGTGTTCTCACAGAAGATCA